AGAGAAGGGGAGAGAGGAGGGATAAATCTTTTTGAAAAAAATAAATTATTTAAGAAATCTGATAATTTACAAGATGTCAGTATTCTTGCTGATATTGTCGTAATGAAAGCACTAGACAAAGATGGTAAAAAACTTTTTAAGTTAGATGATAAAATGGATTTAATGACAAAGGTAGATTCTGATGTTTTATCAAGGATAGCAACTGCAATGGTTCAAGTTATCTCGCCTGAAGAAGTAAAAAAAAACTAAATTTTGACCCTGAATTAAAAAATTTACTTATAGTCGCTGATAGGTTAAAAATAACTTTATCTGAACTTCTAAAAATGGAAGTTTGGGAATATAATTATTGGGTTGGATATTTATTACACGAGATGGACACTCAACAATCTATGATTGATAAAAAGAAAATATAATGGCACAAAATTTAAGAATAAACATACTTGCTAAAGACAAAACTAAACAAGCGTTATCAGGAGTTCAAGCATCATTAGGAAGATTAAAGTCATCAGTTTTTTCAATACAATCTGCTTTAGTTGGTATTGGTGGTGGATTAATTATTAGGTCTTTTATTGGCGTTGGAAGAGAAGTTGAAGAACTCGGAGTAAGATTTAATTTTTTATTTGGTTCTGTAAATGAGGGTAAAAAAGCATTTAATGAACTTGTAAAATTTGCTGGTAAAGTTCCATTTACACTTCAAGAGATTGCAACAGCATCAGGAAACTTAGCCGTAATATCAAAAGATGCACAAGCATTAGCAAAAAATTTAAAAATAGTTGGTAATGTATCTGCTGTAACTGGATTAGACTTTAGAACTACTGCTGAACAAATACAAAGGTCATTTGCTGGTGGTATATCTGCGGCAGATATATTTAGAGAAAGAGGTGTTAGAGCATTATTAGGTTTTCAAGCTGGTGCAACAGTATCAGTAGAAGAGACTATAAAAAGATTTGAGGAAATATTTGGTGAGGGTGGAAGATTTGGAAGAGCAACAGAAGTATTAGCAACAACTTTTACTGGTACTCTTTCAATGATAAATGACAAAATATTTCAATTCAAATTAGGTGTTAATGAAGCTGGTTTCTTTGATTTTATAAAAGGAGGTCTTGCAACTGTAAATCAATTATTAGAAGAGAACGAAAAACAACTTAGAGATTTTGCATCTACTGTTGGTAAGAACTTTGTTGATATAATTAAACAAATTATGATTGGTTTTGGTGAGGTTTTTGAAACTGTAAAAGGTGTATTTAAAATCATTGGAACAGGAATAGCTGGAACTATTGACCTGATAAAAGTTCTACCAGCAGGCGTAAGAGAATTTGGTGTAGTTGGTTTTCTATTATTAGGAAGAGCAGGTAAAATAGGTGTTCTTGCATTAGGTGGTATTATAAAAGCACTTGGAATTGACTTGGAAGAAATAGCAAAAAAAATGGGTCTATCAGGTGGAGAAGCAAATGATTTTAATAGAGAATTATCATCAGCAGAAAAATTTATAAAAAAAATAGAAGAGTCAGTTATCCTTAATACTGCTGAACTTGCTAAAATGAATGAAGAGATTGCAAAAGCAAAAGCAGAGGCAGAAGCAACAAAAACTAAATTTGGGGAGATAGCTGGAACAATACAAGGGAATATAAATAAACCATTAAAAGATTTAACAGACATTTCAAAACAAGTAACAAATGTTTTAAACGTAGGAATCAAAGGTTTCTCAAAAGGAATAGCAGAGTCAATAGTTTTAGGTAAAGAATTAAAAGCAACTTTTAAATCTATCGCACAAACACTTGCAACGCAAATACTTGCTACAATTATTGAAATTATAGCAAGGGAAGCAGTTAACTTAGCAATACAAAAAGCAATATCAAATCAAAAGAAAATACAAGCAGTATTTTCAACTGCTGGTTCTTTTTTACCTTTTAAAATTCCATTTTTTGGAAAACAATCAGGCGGTGCAGTAGCAAAAGGTATGCCAACTCTTGTCGGTGAAAGAGGTGCAGAATTATTTATACCAAATCAAACAGGACAGATTACACAAAATGCAAGAGGTTTAGGTGGTCAAGCTGTAAATGTAAACTTTACAATAAATGCAGTTGATGCTTCAGGTATTGACAGACTATTAGTAGAAAGAAGAGGAACAATATCAAGAATTATTAATGAGTCAGTAAATGAGAGAGGAGTTCCAAGTTTAATTTAATGAGCGGTGCATTTCCTATATCAACAGCTAATTTTCAATCAATGGGTATTAAATCTATCCAAACAACTATTATTTCAAAAAGCGATAGTGGTAAAAAATTTGCAAGACAAATAGATGGTCAAAGATTCGGTTTTACTGCATCTATTATTACTGGAAAAAGAAGTGATATTTATGGAGAGTTAATGGCTTTCATTATCAAACAAAGAAGTAGCAAAGAAAATTTTACAATCATTCCTCCTGAACTAGAAGATGCTAGAGGAAATGAAACAGGAACACTTGCTGTAAATGGAAGTCACACTGCTGGAGATACTACTATTGCTATTGATGGTTTTGCTGGTGATGGTTCAGGAAGATTAAAAGCTGGTGATTTTATTAAATTCAATGGTCATACTAAAATCTATATGGTTGTATCAGATGTAACAAGTTCATCCAACTCTGCAACAGTTACAATAGAACCACCTTTAGTTTCTGCATTAGCAGATGATGAAACTGTGAGTTATGACAATATTCCTTTTACTGTGCATTTGACTAATGATATTCAAGAGTTTGGTGTTGTAGGTGCAGATAAAGATGGAAACCTACTATACAAATTTGAACTTGATGTCGAAGAAGCATTATAAAATAAAATACTTTATCAATGTTGATGTTTTAGCAGAAGAGATTGTTGAAGCATCTGAGATTGACGCAGAAAATTTAAAATTGAAACAAAGAGAGTTTCCTAGTAAAACTGCAAAATGGGTCGTCTATAATGACATGAAAGTTAGGAGAAAAACAATAGAAGATTATGACGAGAAGTTTATCGACAGCAATAAAAAATGAATTAGCAACTAATGATATTAGACCTGTTCATTTAATTACTTTTGGTTTTAGTACGCCAGTCAATATTACTGATTGTTCGTTTACATTGACAAGTTCAGTATCTGGTTCAAGCGTTACATATTCAGCATCAAGTTTTATTATGGGTTTATCTAATTTTTCTGAAGAAGTAGATATAACAAAAACTACTTTAAATATTGGTTTATCTGGTGCAGACCAAACATTTATTTCTACGGCACTTAACGAGAATGTAGTAAATGATTCTGTAACAATTTTTAGAGGTTTTCTTAACGATACCAACACACTTATTGCAGACCCTTTTTTACTTTACAAAGGCACAATAGATACTTTTGAAATATCTGAACAAGGTAAAGATAGTAATATAATATTTAAGGTTGTTTCTCATTGGGCAGATTTTGATAAAACAAACGGAAGAAAAACAAATAATACATCTCAACAAAGATTCTTTTCAACTGATGTTGGTATGGATTATTCAAGTGAAACAGTACAAGATATAAAATGGGGAAGAACATGATGAATCAACTAATAATTTTTTTTCATAGCTTTGATAAATATAAGAATAATACTTATCAAGAATTATATCATCATCTGATGCCATCAATAAATTTAAATCAATACAAAATATTTGAGGACTCAAAAGGTATTTATGGTTTTGTTAACTGGGCAAGATTAAACAATACAGATGAAGAATATTATACTAAAACAGGTTCTTTAAATAAAAACCAATGGAACTCAGGTAAAAAACTTTGGCTTTATGATATTGTTATTTTAAGAAAAGCAAAAGAAGTAATGAGATGGGTCTATAATTATTTCAAAGGTTATTTGAGAACAAATGAATCTATTAATTGGTTAAGACTTGATAAACAAAATAATATTTACAGAATAGGCAAAAAATACAAAAGAGAGTTTCATAATTAGATGGGTGGTGCAGTAAAAAAAGTAGTAGAGTTTCCAGTAAAGGTTGTTAGCAAAGCCTTATCATGGCTAGCACCGCAACCACAAATACCTGAGTTTGGAGAAACAGATTTTGACCAATTTGAAAAAGGCATACTTGTAAACAAACAATCAAATGACGCAAATATTCCTATTGTCTATGGAGAGAGACTTATTGGTGGTGTTAGAGTTTTTTTACAAACATCAGGAACAGATAATGAATTTTTATACATGGCTTTAATTTTATCTGAGGGTGAGATAAATGCAATATCTGAAATAAGAGTAGATGACAAAGTAGTAACATTTGATGGTGCTTTATCAGATAACACGCAAAGAGACGTAGCAAGTTCAGATTCTAATTTTTATAAAGATGCTGTTTCATACATAAGAATAGAACCTCATTTTGGTAGTGATAGTCAAAGTGCATCGAGTTTATTATCGACACTATCAAGTTGGGGAAGCAACCATAAATTATCAGGCATTGCATATCTAGCTTTGAGGTTCAAATGGAATCAAGATGTTTTTGGAAGTGTTCCAAAAGTACAAGCAAAAATACAAGGAAAAAAAGTTGTAACATTAGCTTCTGACTTATCTGAATCATCTCCAACTTTTTCTTCAAATCCAGCTTTTTGTTTATTAGACTATTTGAGAAATTCAAGATATGGAAAAGGTTTAGCAACAACAGATATTGATTTACAAAGTTTTAGAGACGCATCACAAGTTTGCATCACACAAGTTACACCTTTTGGTGGAGGCAGTGATATAAACCTTTTTGATTGCAATGCAATAATTGATACCTCAAAAACTATTATTGATAATACAAGAATCTTTCTAAGAGGGTGCAGAGGTTTTCTACCCTATACTGGAGGTAAATATAAATTAGTTATTGAGACAACAGGTTCAGCTTCAATTACTTTAAATGAAGATGATATTTTTGGTGGATATAGTTTAGCAAGTGAAGAAAAAAACAACAAATATAATAGAGTAATTGTTTCATTTGTAAACCCTGATAGAAACTTTCAAGTTGATGAAGTTCAGTTTCCACCAATAGATGACTCAGGTTTAGCAAGTGCAGACCAACACGCAACAATGAAAACTGCTGATGGTGGTTTTCTATTAGAGGGTAGGTTTGACTTTCAAACAATTACAAGTCCGTATCAAGCGGAGGAGATGGCAGAAATTATTTTAAGACGTAGCAGAGAAGCTAAAAAACTTAATATTAATGCTGGCGGTGATGCTTACGATTTAGCTATTGGAGATATTGTAAATATAACTCATGCTTCTCTAGGATTTAGTGCAAAAGCATTTAGAGTAAACAGCATATCATTTAACGAAGATTTTACAGTTGGTTTGAATCTTATCGAACATCAAAATTCACATTATACTTTTGCATCAAAAAATCAGGTTTCAAGCACACCATCAACAACATTACCAAATCCTTTTGTTATTCAACCACCATCTGCAATAACACTGAGTGATGAGATGATT